ACGACTGCCTGAACATGTCGTGCGCACTCTACCCAGCTCACCCGTTCAGGGACAGACCGGTCTCGAAGGCAAGCACGTACAACGAGCCACCCAGCGAAACGGCGCGAGCCGTAGTCGCACACGCTGGGTGTCCTCAGAAAAGAGCATCAAAACGCATCATCGCCGAGCACTGTCGCAAGTGCAACACGGAGACCATCGCGGACTGCGGGAAGCAGGAGTGCCCTCTATTCTACTGGCGGCCGATGCAGGCCGGAGGCCAACCGAAGAGGCGCAAGCTATCTCGGATAGGGCTGTTGGCCGCGCAGGCCAACGCAACGCTGATGACAATGAACAGAGACGGGAACAAGCTGCCAGCCAAGGCCAAGAAGATGGGCGACATCCTCATGAGCGGAGACTGAACCATGGCTGGACTCAACAAGGAGAATACACATGCGGATTGAGGTCGGCAACTGCCACTCGCGCCTGATAGATCCTCCGGCGCCGCTGCTGAAGCGCATATCCGATGCGTTCACGCACCCCATCCAGAGCCAGGGGTATGCGTTCGCGGCACACGTCATCAAGAGCCACGCCGACGTGCCCGCCAGAAAGATCGCGAAGATCCGCATGGGGTTCCTGTCAGACGTGATTGAACACGAGACATTCAACGGAGAAGAGAAAGACCTACTCGCCACCCTGGACGCGCTGGAGTTGATCGAAGCCGCCAACTGCAAGCATCCGTGGGATGACATTGAGCAAGCGCCACTACTGGAAGACGAAACCCGCGTCATCCCTGAGGACCACGACGTGTACAAGCTGTACTACGAGTGCAAGATGGCTGACGGATTCGCCAGGCGGGCCAAGCGCAACAAGGACTTCCAGAAGGTCCGCGAGAGCGCAGCCGACCACTACAAAAGCTGCAGCAAGTGCCACTGGAGATGGGAAGAGAGCATCTTCAAGGGAGTAGACTTCCCAACCGGCATCCTGCACCTGGTTGTGCCAATGCTGGAGGACGTCGAGATCATTGACAACAGGGAGATCCCAGCCGGGACCCCGTTCGACATTGGCATCACGTTGAGACCCTACCAGGAAGAAGCCGTCATGTCAGCGCTGGACCCATTCGAGGAAACTCCACACCGTGGCATCATCGAGATCGCGACAGGTGGCGGGAAAACAGAGGTCGCCTTATCGATCGCCGCGCGGCTCGGAGTCAACACCCTCATCATCGTTCCGACAACGGCAATCTTCAACGAGTTCACGGAGCGATGGGCCAAGTACACCGACAAACCGCTGGGCACAATCGCGAAAGGGAAAGTCGATCTCCGGCAGGTGACGGTAGCGATCTTCTCTGACTCGTGGGTCAAGTCAGACGTCGGCAAGGAACTCGCGCGGCGCATCGACTGCCTGATCATCGACGAGCACCATAAGATCTCCGCGCGCATCTGGTACAAGTACGTAATGAGCGTCAACGCGTACTACCGCTTCGGACAAACGGCAACAGCGTTCAGGGAGACAGACCTGGAGGATCTCAAGCTCCAGGCGACCACCGGCCCGAAGCTCGCGGAGATCACGACCAAGCAGCTACAGGATACCGGCTGGCTCAGCAAGTGTAAGGTCAGGATGTCTCCGGTAAAATGTGAGCCGGTAGGCAGGAGTGGGCCAGAGAAGTACCGAACAGGGATTGTCCTCAACGACGACAGGAACAACCTGATCGCGTGGAAGGTGCTCAACCATCTCGCGGACGGGAAGAAGGTCCTGGTCATCGTTGCATGGGGAGAGCATGCGGATGAATTGCGAGAGTACCTACCCCACTTCGTGTACTTCATTGGCGGCGACAGCGCCGCTGAGATCCAGGCAAAGAAGCTGCGATTCCTCGGCGACGAGAATCTCGCAGTCGGGACCCCAACCGTCGACCTTGGCTTTGACGTTCCTTCCATCGACGTGCTCGTGCTGGCCGCCGCAGGCAAGGCTGAGGGCCGAACCCAGCAACGTCTCGGCAGGCTGCTCCGCAAGTCGAAGAGCGGAGGCGACGGCATCATGGAGGACTTCGTGGACCTGGACGGAGGCAACTTCGAGAAGCAGAGCAAAGCCCGCATAAGGACCTACAAGAAGCTCGGGCAACCCGTAATCATGGAGGGTGAATCAGATGGGAGATAGCGGGCCAGTCATAGTCTCCGGATGCTTCAGCGTCATAACCCCGGCTCACCTGATGCTGATCCGAGCCGCATCAGATCTTGCGCAGATGATGGAAGTGCAATTCGAGATAGTCGTAGACAGCGACCAGTCAATGAAAGCTCAGAACAGGGAAAGCATCCTGGGGATAAGCGAGAAGGTCAGCGCATTGAGGGTCTTTAGCAGGCACGTCTCCGTCCAGGACAGCATGGCTGCATACATCGGGAAATACAAGCCACGAATCTGGGTTAAGGGATGGGACCGCATTGGCCTCATGCCAGATGAAGACCTGAAAGCACTAGAGAGCGCCGGAACACACCTGATGTTCATGGGGCCATTCCCAGGTCCCCACGCGTCGGACATAATCAGCAGATGCAAAAGGAGCGAACCAGCATGACGGAACCTGTGGGCAGTGAAGGGCTCATGATCTCAGGCATCAAAGCAGTCAATGTACAGGGCATCAAACACATAGACCTGACCCTGGATACAGAAGCAGGGCTGATCCCGGTGACCGGTCGCAACGGGACAGGGAAAAGCCCCCTCATGAACGCCATCCCCTGGACTCTCGGAGGGAAACGCGAGTTGTGCGATGTGCCGGTCAGAGAATGCAAGACCGCTGGCGAGACAGTGCTGCGGTGTTGAACCCAAAGTCCGAAGAGGACCAGCACCGAATGACCTTGAACGCTACACCACGCTTCAGCCTGGACTGCCCTGTCATGGGTCAATGGCTCAATGGGATGCGCCTATGTGGGTGGGAGCCATCATCCAACACGTCCTGCGGAGACGCATGCCACTGCCTATACCCATCGGAGCGGATGCTCCGGTTGGACTGCCCCCGGCGCAGGCTCAGAGAGAAGTCGGGCAGGTTGGAGGATCACTTCCGTGCGTGATAGCTACCAGTTCGACCTAGACGGCATCTACCACAACGACCCATCGGATGACGAGGCCCGCATCGCAGATGCGTACTCCGACGTATGGGACGCCATCAGCAAGATCGTCGACGACAAGGACAGGCCTCTCATCCCGGACCACTGGAGAATGAAGACCGAGATCCCGATGGGCTACATCCAGATCCCTGACTGGGCCACGGTTGGCGAGATGCCCAAGTGCAGCCCGGAGCACGTGGAGATCGCAGCCCGGTTCATGAAATCGGCCATGGGACACGTCAAGCGGAAGGGCCACATGAAGACAAGCCGGGGAGAGGAGATCTATCTCAACAAGCTGAGATCCATCAGGGCGCTCGACATAGTCACGCCTCACTTCGGCTTCTACTGCCCGGACTGGGATGCCCCACACATCAACGAGAACATGGGACTGTTTTGGCTCGAAGAGATCTCCAGCGAAACCAGGAACGACGAGTTCGTCAGCGCTGTCAGGGCGCACAGATTTCTGCCGGAAGCGACCGACATAACAATCGCCAGACGGATCAACGCGCTGTGGATACTGAACACCCGCAAAGACTTCACCAGAAAGGTTATCGGAGAGAGATACATCCACCAGCTACTGGATGCCAAATCCGGAGGTAGGGGAGGGTACCCGTCTATCGGCAGAGCGAAGCAAATGCCATCATGGGATGACCTTGAGAGAGCATTCATCATCGCAGTGCTCGATGGCCACATCACCACGTCGTGGGATGGCGCGAAGGCCAGCACGATGACTGAGGTGATCGCGTTGAAGCGCAGATACAAGCTACATCTATCTGCCGACGAGATCACATACGAAGACGCCAGCAAGCTGGACGAAACAACCCGACGCCGCATAGCGAGGGAGCGGGTCAGTGCAAGAAAGAGCAACTTTAGAAACCATCAAGAGCCGAATCGACCTTCGGGAGATCATACCCCAGACGCTGAGCGATCCAAAGAAGACGAAGACCATCGGCGACTGCACGACAGGACTGTGCCCGTTCCACGATAACACGGAGAGCCCTGCGTTCGCGATCTACCAGGACCACTACTACTGTTTCTCGTGCCACGCATACGGGGACATCTTCGAGTGGTACCGGCGCAAGGAAAGCTGCGACTTCATGGCCGCGATCGAGAAAGCGGCCGACTTGGCGAACGTGCCACTCAGTGACGACTTCGTGTCCCAGGTCGCCGAGGCCAACGAGAAGCGCCGGAAGATGCTCGCGGAGATCGAGGCCTTCGAGTTGGAAATGTGGTCCGACGATCACGGCAAGGGCCTCAAGTACTTGACCCGGCGCGGCATCACCCACGAGTCCATCATCGAATTCCGGCTCGGGTATGACCCGGACAGGAATTGCATCGTCCTGCCCGCGATCGACAGGTCCGGTGTGCCATTGGGCTACTTCACGAGGTACATCAGCCCAAGGGGGGACATGAAGTACCACCACAGAAACACGATGTGGTACAAGAAAGGCGCGCATCTCTACAACTCCAGATCGCTCTTCAGGGACTGCACGGCGTACATAGCCGAAGGCCCGTTCGACGTAATCTCCATCCAGCAGTTAGACGTCGGCCCCGTCGTAGGGGTGAACGGGAGCGCTATCACTGAGCAACAGATCGCCACAATCCGAACCCTGTGCAAGAACGTGGTGCTGGTCGCCGATGCCGCAAAGGAGAACGATTTCCGGCTGCTTCGGAAGAACGTGGAGCGCATCCGGGACGGTGCCCCCGACGTCGGGGTGAGCGTCGTGATCCCTCCAGGCGACGACGCCAACGCATCGGACCCAGAGGACCTCCGCGTGGCCCTCCAGTCGCCTGTGGCGCCCGAGGGCGCCCTACTCGACCTGGTGGTGCATGGCGAGACGGAAGATCAGTACGCCCGCGCCAGAAGCTACGTGTCTACGATCCCCGACATCCTCGTCCGAGACGACATCATCAAGAAGCTCGCCGAGCGGTGGGGCAAGCCTGTGGACATCGTGCGCCAGGCCCTCATCAACGTGAGCGGAAGCACCGGCATCACTCCTCTGACGGTCGAAGAAGCGATGGATCTGCTGCACGAGGACATCACCCTCGCAAAGCAGCAATGCTTCGTCATCGACTGGCCAGGGCTACACGGCTACACGAAGAGACTCAGGTCAAGGCACATCGTGGAGGTATGGGCCAGGCCAGGCGTCGGGAAGACGATGGGGCTACTCAACATGCTACGAAGGACAGCCGGGAACTTCGGGCAGGTGTACTTCAGCCTTGAGCAGCCAGCCAGCGAGATCATCAACAGGCTCCTCATCATGACATCGTGGGACCTCGGGGCGCCCCTCAGCCAAGATGACCTGGACCATATCATCGACACCGACCCCGAGAAGTATGACTTCTACAGAAGCCTGATGGGGACGTACTACGAGTACACCCGCATCATCGACAACCGCGTCACCACAGAGCAGATGCGCTCCACGCTATCAGACATGGCACTCACCAGCGCCGTCCCGATGAGGGTCGTGTGGATCGACTACCTCGGACTCATCAAGGACGAGGAGAACATGGACGAGTATCCGCGAGTCAGCAAGGCGTTCTACGACCTGCAGGAGATGGCCAAGGAGTTCAACGTGCTGATGGTGATCGCCCACCAGGTATCCCGAAAAGCCGGATCAGGACACCAGCCATTGACCCTCGATGCCGGGCGAGGCTCCGGTGTCGGCGAGGAAGTCGCCGACCTCATCGTAGGTCTCTATCGTCCGGACCAGGACGATGACGTGAATCTTGGGGAGAGGAGGATCATCGCGGACGTGCTGAAGAACCGACACGGCCCTGTCGGGAGAGCGATATGGGGATTCGGCCTGCAGTCCCTGCGGCTGGAAAGTCGGACTATTTCGTAAATCAATTCCCGAAACAGGTCTCCCAAAGGTATAGTATCTATACAGGAGGACGCAACCTATGAGCAGTGCCACAGACAGGACCGTCAATGACATCACGACCGAAGACGCAGCAGCCGAGTGGTTAGCCAACAAATCACTCATCAAAACGCTGGAAGATCGCCAAGAAGACCTGAAGCTGATCCTCACGCCTGCGTTGAGGAAAGGTCCGTTCGGCGGCGTATCGCTAGGGTCGAAGAGCAACGGGTTCAACGACTCGCTGGTGCCCATACTGAAGGCCAAGGGGCTCCGGTCGGCGATCAAGACGAAGGAGACCCCCATCGCAGCCAAGGTGGCAGACGCCGTCAAAGATGGGAAGATCACAGACGCAGAGATTGACGAGCACCGCAAGCCGCGTTCCGAATTCCCGAAGGAGGCGTAGCGTATGCCCAAGATCACGTTCGAGAAGGAACCGACGATCACGCAGATCACAGCCGCACTTGTTGGCGTTCCCGCATGGCCGGGGAGCGGCAACCTGGACGAGCCGGTCTTCATGGACCAGTACGCGCAGTACGTCCATTCGATCAAGAACACGAAGGGCAACAAGCCGACTTGGAACCTGTACGTCGGCGTCGATGGACGCATCCGCATCATGACCGACGCTCATGTGCTGCATGGCGAAACGTATGACGAGAGCATCACAGCAGGCGGCAGCGATGCCGACGCCAAGTTCTTCGTTGCCGAGATACAGATCTACAGCACTCTGTGGGGCAGACGATCCGACCAGGCAACCGCCGTCCTCGGCGGGTATGACGGCGGCGCGAAGGGCGCGGACCAAACCAACCCGATTGAGAACTCGATAACATCGGCGAGAGGCCGCGTGATCGGCGCGTTCGGTGTTGGCATACTCCCCTGCCAGGGGACAGCATCCGCAGAAGAATTGGCTGATGCCCTCAAGCGCGACAAGTCGGACGGCGAGAAATCCAAGGGTGATGCGTCGAGCAGCGAGAGGCCTCAGTCAAATCCGCCCGCGAAGAAGGCTCCACCGAAGAAGAAGAAGAAGAAGCAGCCGCCCGCGAAGAAGCGCCCGCCCAGCCCGGCACCGGATGACGACGAGCAGCCAGACGAGACCCTGGAGCCAAAAGAGCAGCCGGAGCCGGAGATCGACAACACCGGAGATGCCCCGGAACTCGACCTGAGTAGCGTGGATGACAACAACCGGCGACTGCTGGCAATGGCCCTCCGCGTGAAGTACACCATCGCTCCATCCGAGGAGCCGCCCGAGAGCGCATGGGCTCGACTCCCTGTACTGATCGATGCGTTCGGGAAAACAGATGGCGTGAGCATCCCGCACGATCCGTCGACATGGGAAGCGAAGCACTTCAGTCAGTTCATCAACTGGGCGAAGGACACGGACATTGAGTAAGAGCGCAGCGAAGAAGCTCGTCAAAGACATCAACAAGAGGGTCGGGCGCCGCGCCGCTACGGTGGCGTCCGACCTTCCGGTCGTAGTTAGAATTCCATCCACCATCTACTCGCTTGACAAAGCCATAGGTGGCGGGTGGCCTACCGGGACCCCGGTGATGCTCGAAGGTCACAAGGGCTGCGGGAAGACAACCCTACTGTTCCACCTGGCCGGTCAGGCCCGTGCCGTTATCGACAAGCCTGCCGCCATCATCAACACCGAGGGACCCATCGAGGTGCAGTCCGACTGGGCGAGTCAATGCGGACTCCCTGACGACACGGTGATCTTCTCGGAAGGCAGCCTTGAAACCGTGCTCGACATTGCCAGGGAACTCATCAGATCCACTCAGTTCTCGTTCATCGCCATCGACAGCATCGCTGGGATGCGTCCGGCGTCAGAAGAGGACAAGGGGTTCGAGGAGGGGCGCAGTCGGGGCGGCCGAGCCGTGCCGATCAACACGTTCATGTGCTCCATCGCCGGATACCTGGCGCAGTACGATGGCGAGCCGTACCCACTCATTGTGTTCACGCAGCATCTGTACCAGTCTCCCGGATCTCCTCAAGCCGGATTTGTGAAGAGCGGCGGGCGCGCGCAGGAGTACATCCCAAAGCTCATGCTCAGACTCAACCGTCAAGGGACGGACGAGACAGATCTCAAGCTGAAAGCCGGTGGCAAGTCGTCCGTCCACAAGGACAGGACGCACCACGAGATCGGATGGCGCATCCAGAAGAACCAGTGCGGAGGAAAGCCCGAGGGGTCGCAGGGATCGTTCTGCCTGTTCATCGAAGACGACATCTACAAGCGAGGCACGTTTTCGGACGTAAACCAGGCGATCGTACTTGGCCGCATGGCCGGAGTCATCACTCAGGCAGGATCCTACTACACGTACAAGGACAAGCGATACCATGGCATTGCCCAGTTGGCACACGTGCTGGAAGCTGCAGATGGAATCAAGGAGTGCATCGACACCTATGAAGAGCAAGTCACAGCGGCTAGGCAGAGAGTTCGAGAAGGCCGTGCAACGAAGGCTTCGGAGGCGATTCCCGGAGATCAGGACTCGTGAGCAACCGGCATCCGGCGCAAAGCTGCGCAAGGGCGACATCGCATTCGGCGAGTACATTATCGAGTGTAAGGCGACAGCGGCAGGGAGCTACAGCATTAAAGCTGAGACGATGAACAAGGCTCGAAATGATGCCATGGCACACGGCAAGGTTCCGCTGCTCGCAATCCAACTCAGCGATGGAAGGACCTACTGGGTCGTAGAGGACGGCATCATGCTCGACCTACTGGAGGCCGAAGATGGAACTGACTCCGAAGGTTAGCGCCACGCTCCTGATCGCGCACGACGTGTCGATCGGCGGCACACCGTTCAGTACGCTCGCCAGCTACCTGCGCAGACTGACACAGGACGAAGCCGAGACCGCGCTACTAATCATCGGCGCGTTAGCGAACGACAGGGGTCTTGCGAAAGACATAACCGGGCTGATGCGGGCAGAAAACGATGCGCGTCTGCTCCGCTAAAGGATCGGCCCAATCGTTATCACACACGTAATATCGAACGGATCGTCGATCTACGTATAGGAGACACGAATGACAATCAGGGACAGGCTCCTGAGTCTACACCCTCACGAGGATCAAAGCTGGCCTAAGTCGCTATGGAGAGCCAGCGGTCTCGGCTACTGCATGCGACAACAACTGATGGCCGCGACCGGCATGGCCTACCCGATCGACACATCACTCGCTCGCAAGTTCGCCATCAGAACCGGAGCCCACGAAGTGGTTCAGTCATGGATGGTGAAAGAGTTCGGAGACGTGATGCTCGAACACTACATCGAGGACAAGGACCGACACGTCGGCGGGCACTCGGACGCGATACTTGTGAGCGCCGACCCGAAGGTCCTAGTGGAGATCAAAACCGCTCAGCAGTTCTACTTCAAGAACCTGAAATCCGGCAAGTCCAAGCCTTACTGGGGCGCGCAGATTGACTTCTACGGGAAGACGGCAGCGGCCGAGTTCGGCGAAGAGATCGATGTCATCACGCTACTCATAGAGGCCGCAAGCGGCGAGCCAGCCATTATCGACACGGAGCCCGTGCCCTACGAGCCCATTGCGGACATGCTGAACGTCTGCTGGGAGACGAGGATGCTCCCACCGGTAGACGAGGCGACATGCAGGGACTGCAACTACACGCACATCTGCAACGAACCACTCCACACCATCGACGACCTGCGCGCCGCGATTATCAAAGACTATGGGACACCCATAGAACGAGAGGACACAGCCACCGATGAGTAACGATCACCGCTCCACGCTCAGGCAGTACCTCGGCAGACTTGTAGGAGAAGGCCGCCGATGGGATCTGCCGATCGACATGTACAACGCGTTCGGTATATCGAAATCAGGGATGTGGAGGTTCCTACACCGCCAGGCGTGGGCAAAGGAGGACAAGTTCTTCGACCCAATCGCTGTGGCACTCAGGGACACCAAGAGCAAGCTCTTGTGGATGGCCGGGTACAACCCGTTCGCGGAGCACAATCTGACTGTCGACGAACTCTTCCACCTATGGGAAGTCGTCAAGCGGATCGCGGATGCGGTAAGAGGTGGGCACTTCCACGGAGCCGACGTAGACTTCAACCCTGTCGCCCTGAGCAAGTTGGCACATTGCTCCCACATCAGGTCCGGCCGGTTAGTAGAAGGATGCGAACACTGCAAGAAAGTACCGGAGGACGATTGATGGCGAAGAAAACGCCGAAACTGGAGTACGGATTTGCGAGTCAGTGCAGCGCCTGCAACCCGGTGGTCAACGATGCCGACGAATGACCGACACCATGAGCAAATCAGAATGTGGGCGCTGGTCACCGAGATCTTCGGACGCTCTTTGAAGGGTGACATCATCCACTCCTACATCATGGTGAACATGGGGGAGGTCAGCGTAACCGACTTGACGGACGATCAGCTTGACGAAGTCATCAAGTGGCTCGAACTCATACCGGAGGCATCATCATGAAGCGTAAGATAGTGATAATCGTAGGACGGACAGGGCAGCTATCTCGATGCCTGGTTGAGCAATGGCGGAGCAAGCCGGAGATCAATGACGCAATGATCGTCGTGCCTGTGTCGAGCAAGTCGTTCGACATCACGGATGAAGACAAGGTCCGCATGGGCATCGGCTCCATCAACCCAGACGTCATCATCAACACGGCCGCGATCCACGATCTCAAGCAATGCGACGACGATCCGGCCGCAGCACTTGAGGTCAACGCCGTAGGGCCGCGCCACTTAGCGGAACACGCGCCGAGCGGGGTTCCGATAATCCAGATCTCGACCGACTACGTGTTCGATGGCGTGAACGACGATCAGCCGTACACGGAGACAGACATCTGCAACCCTTTGAACACGTATGGGAAGACAAAGTTGATCGGCGAAGAGACGGTCCTGGACAGAGATGCCGGGATGGTTGTCCGCACCGCAAGCCTGTGGAGCGAATTCGGCAGCGTCAGAAAGGGCGGGCGGAACTTCGTTACCACGATGATGAACCTGGCATCTGGATACGGATCGATCGACGTCGTGGAGAACATCTTCATGACCCCGACCAGCGCGCATGACCTCGCAATGTCGATCCTGTATATGATCGTCAATGACATCCCGCTCCAGGGCGTCGTGAACATGGTGAACATGTCCCCGCCAATTTCCTGGTACGAGTTCGCCACGATGCTCTTCCACGAAGCCGGGATGCCAGCGACAGCGGACAGGGTAAAGCCCATCCAGTCCCCATCGCTTGAAGATCGACCGATGTTCTCAGCCCTCGACGACAGCAAGCTCAACGAGATGGGCTACGGGCTACCGAATCTCACATCCAGTCTGCGCGCGTTCTTCTCTGAGCGTGGTGCAAAACTCGCCGAAACACACAAGGGAGGCACGAGTCTATGATCCACGGAGTGACAGTGCAAGATCTGAACGTGATGGAAGATGACCGGGGATACCTGTTCGAGATCCTCACACAACGACCGATCCACTCGAACCCGATAAACATACCAGAGCCGTTCGGAGCCACCAAGACCGAAGTCGATGACATTATCAGGGAGTACAAGTCCACGATGGCGCCGTCCTGCGACCCGCCTGTCATGCCCCACATCTACATCGCGACCGCGCGCCCCGGCGTTGCCAAGGCGTGGCACATGCACACCAAACAGACCGACCGCTTCTGCATCGTGCATGGCACCGCGAAGATCGGGATGATCGATTTGCGCGGCCCGATTTTCACCGATACCAGAACCTGGTGCGCGATGCGGGACCACGACACATGGGTGTGGGACGAGCCGTTTCACGACAGGATGCTTGACAATGTGAGAGAGCACCACTGTAAAGCCGGAGACGCCGGAGGCGTCAACGAAAACCGAACACAGGCAGATCGGCTATGGGCCGAGATGGTCGGAGAGTTCGACTGGGGTCAGACGTTCATGGAGACTCAAACCGTCATCCTGTCTGGCGACCGCCCGAAGCTACTCACCATCCCGCCGTTCGTCGCGCACGGCCAGATGGGCATTGGACAGGAGATGAGCAAGCTGCTCAACGCGCCAACCGAGGTCTTCGATCGGGAAGACCCCGATGAGATCCGCATCCCGTGCGACGCATTCGAGAAGCACTACACGTGGGAGATCCAAAACTCATGAACACCAGCACAGACCAGCCGATCAACGATGGCGCCAGAACATGGGGATGGGTTTGCCGCGTGTGGTCCGCGATCTGGACTGACGGGGACAGCTACGAGGCGATCAGGAACGAGAATGCCAGGACCAATGGCGAGAACGCCAACCTGAAGGGACAGATCTCCGAACTGGAGAGGCAACTCAGAGTGTCGTCGCAGTCGAATGCAATGTTCGCGGAGAAAGTCATCGAACTATCCAGGTTGGACGATGAACCAGAAACAGACCAGGCACTCGTCACACCCGCAGAAGAGTCACCAGACCAACGGGACGATACCAAGCCACACTCCAGGGTTACATTAGGCAAGGGATTCGACAGGGAGGCCCTAGAGGAGTCTGCCAGATGTGCGCTCCAGTCGTTCGCCGGTAACGCAACATCGCCAACTTATGCCGCACTCGTAGAGAAACACCGAGCCAGACGACCGGGAGCCGAAGTCGGAGCATGACCGCTATGGCGGGGGAAGCCAGCAAACAGGAGAACACCCTTGAGCAAACTGAAGTCGATGGGACTGTCATTTCTGAAGAAGATGCTAGACCTACTGAAAGACGCAACCAGCGACCTGCACGAGATCCGGAAGATCAAGGTCGGTGGGAAGAAAGTCCAGATCGAGAATACCGACATCGACATCCTCGGTCCGACGCTTGAGCACCCGCATGGTCGGCTGCGCCTCGAACTGGCGTACCTGGTCGGCGAGGAGCTTGTAACGGTCGAGGCCGAGCGCAACCTCATCCTTGAGCCGGAGGAAGTCGAAGTCAGGATCAACGGTGCCGACGTAGACGAAGCCGACATCGACGTGCGCCCAAACATCGGCTACGACCTCGGGAGCCTCGTCGACGGCGGCGTGTCCGCTGGACTCGTGTTCGTCATCGAAACCGACGACGGCGACATCGTCGCGATCACCAAGGCAGTAAAGATCGGCCTGTCGTCCATTCTGTAGACCACTAACCCAAACAGCAGGCTCCCCCGCCTGCACTCCGAGGCTCTCACGAGCGACGTAACGATCAAGCAGGTCAACTTCCTGGTCCGCAACGACATCTGCACCAAGACAGAAGCACAGAGGCTAACCAAGCAAGCCGCGAGCAAGATCATCGGCGCGGTCATAGACGACGACCGAGAGAGACTCGAAGAAGCCATGGACTACGCATTCCCTGGCGGCGGCGAGGAATTCCACAAAGGATAGAGGCTCGATGAACATACTAGTCACTGGCGGAGCAGGCTATATCGGCAGCGTACTCACACAGCAACTACTGCTGGCAGGGCACCAGGTGACGGTCCTGGACAAATGCCTGTACTCGACCCCGGAGTCGCTGGCAGCAATCAGCGGCGCCACCATCCTGAGAGAAGACGTCCTGGACACAGACCTCACCGGCATCGGTGACTACGACTGGTGCTTCCACCTGGCAGCCGTATCGAACGACCCGACCGCAGAGCTATCGAGGAACGACACGTTCCGAATCAACAACAACGGGACCGGGCGCGTCGCCCACGCCTGTGCGACCACAGGCGTCCCGATGCTGCTCGCAAGCACGGCATCTGTCTACGGATTCCGCGAGTGGGACCTATGCGATGAGGACACGCCGCTCAACCCGGTGTCAGTCTACGCCGAGTCGAAGGTGGCAGCCGAGCAGACCGTCGCGAGGATGCACGACGCTCACGGAGGCTTCTTCCCGGTCCTGCGACAAGCCACCGTGTTCGGCTGGTCGCCCCGCATGCGCTACGACCTTGTGGTGAACGCAGTAGTCGCCCAGGCGCTCAAGGGCGAACGCGTCGTGGTCCACGGCGGAGGGGAGTGCTGGCGTCCTCTCGTCCACGTCAGTGACGTGGTCAAGTGCTACATACACATCATGGACATGTCGGCTGGCGAGGCCAAAGGGATGCCGATCTACAACATCGTCCACAAGAACTACCGCATCCTCGAACTCATCATGTGGATCAACCACGTGCTCGGGACCAACCACGACATCAACATGGACGTGCTGATCGACCGGGGCAACAGTCCGGACGGCCGCAGCTACGCACTGAGTGGAAAGAAGGCAGCAGGCATCGGACTACACTGCGACACAGGCATCGCCCAGTGCATCGGGGAGATCGTGGCGAACCACACGCCGGGAAATCTCGGGATCGGCCACCCGATCCACAGGAACTACGACTGGCTGATGATGCTGAAGCAGGCCAATGAGAACAGCACGTGGGACCGCATCCCATGAAGAGAGACAAGCTCTTCTGCATCGGGAAGGGGAAAGGCAGCACATTGTCGATGCCCATCGCGTCCGAAGGCAACGTGAGTCTCGTCAACCAGTCAAGCATCGTGCAGACGATCGGCGACACGACAATCCAGCCCGGAACATCCATCACGGTGCCGACCGACGTAGGCATGGCGATGCTCCGGAGACCGGAGTTCAAAGTGGAGAAGCCATCCATCAACTGGGAGCCGGGAGACAAGCTGCAGGTGTCGAGGTTCGCTGGGCTCGGGGATCTGATCTTCCTCGTGGCCGCCTGCCACGGGTTCCACATGTACCACCCGGACGTCCGCATCTATGTCGACGCGCACCCAGACCACCACGAATGGCTGTCGTGGGTCCCGTTCATCAACGTAGGCAAGTGCAACGACCCCAAGTTCGTCGTCGGAACAACCAGCCCGTCCCTGGTCCACACCGACCGGGTAAACCACATTGCCGAGCAGATCGGCATCGAGCACCACGACATCCGTTTCCCAATCGACATTCCGAACACAGACGCCTGCTGGCTGGAAGATCCGATTCTGTTCGCCCCCTACTCTGCTGGGGCAGGTGCTAGATCCCTACTGGCTAGTACAGTCACTCAGATCCTCGAACGAGCGCCGGAGATCGACAGAAACAGATTCGTCTTCGTTCCTCACAACTCCCACCGGGGGAGCACAGGGGCGCTTCGGTACTCGACAGGTCCGCTAACGATCGGCGAGTTGTGGGAGTTGGTAAGCGTATCCACTGGCGTCATCACCGTCGATACCGGAGTCGCCTGGATGGCGGCGGCCCTCGGCAAGCCGGTGCTCGTCTTCTACACGCACTCCAGACCACAGGAGACAGCCAACGCATGCAGTGACATCATGGCCGTCGAACCAGTTGTTCCGTGCGCTCCATGCGGACTGAGAGACGGGGACTACCCGTGCGAGGCAGGTAACCATGGGTTCCAATGTCAGAGCTACTACGACTGGCGAGTCGTGATGCTGCGGATGGCCGAGTTCATCAAGCTGGTCCAAGGAGGCCCATCGTGAACCGAGACGATCACATCATTGAAGCCATCAAGCACTCGACCGACCCCAAGCAGGACTCGTCGCACAATATCACGCTCAACGCGATCAGGAAAATCGACCGGCGCAACAAGCAATCTCAACTTCTGATATGGGTGGTCGTTGCGCTGGCGCTGCTGATGGGCAACAACAAGACGGACACGCCGGAAGCGCCGATGGTCGACAAAGAGATCAGACTACTGGAAGAACCCGATGGCGCAGAGTCTAGCTTCGTAGAGCATGCGAGATCTGCCATCGGTGACCCGAACGTCGAGCCATGGAAGAAACGACTGTTGAACGAAGGACTCGAAAATGGCTGGCCAGAGCGAGACTGCTCCGTCAGTCTGTACCATCCAAAGGAGGCCGGATGGCAAGGAGTCGGGCCATGGACTCGATGGACAGGAACCGCAACAGGGACCCTCGTCAGACCCGGCGTTGCATCTTGCGGACAGCGATACCGCAAGCGATGGCTCGGAGCATGGATATGGGTAGAAGGATTCGGAGTTCAGCATGTAGAGGATGTGTTCCCATCAGGGTCTGAATACTGGTTCGACATTGCCGTCCCAGCCCCAGTCCACAAGAGCGGGGAACCGTTCAGCTACCAAGAGTGGATAGACCCGCTGTGGATCGCGCGCATCGCCTACGACTACGGGAAGAAGCCATCAACATTTGTTGTTCTGAGACCTCCGAGAGGGTGGTAGCATTGACGGTTCGCGAGAGGGCACTCGCTGAACGGAGGCCATAAGACATGATACCGAAACAACGGAAGCTGAGCGATGGACAGCAACTGGTCGTTGATGTGATGGGCACCAAACGCATGACGCTGCCGGGCATCACCACAGCGCACAAAGGCGTAACCAAGTCGGCCGTGCAGTCAGAGCCAGCAAAGGTCAGAGCCATCGTCCGGCGCCTGGTCAAACTCGGCGAGTGCATCTGCTATGGGAAGCCGCCGATCTACTACATACCGACATCAGTTATCGAGCAGCCAAAGCAACTCCCGCTTATCGACGTGCCGGTACAAGGCAAGGAGCACGACGTAGAATGACAGACCCATTCCTGGAGTACATCGCCACACATGGTAACGCATCGATGATCCCGCTGGGAGGAAACGGCGGGGACCAGCTAATCAGATTCGCCGAGAGGCGCCTGTTGCACAACGCTGGAAGAACCATCGCCGTACCTGGAGAGCGGTCCGACTACATAGCCTACGGAGGAGGCGGCCTGTTCGGCATCTACGACGACCTATGGGTCATGCAAGAGATCAAGCCCGGACCAGAGTCACTCGTCTTCTTCCCCCGCGCCTGTCTATGGAGAGACCATCAGTTTCTCCGCAGCTTCATCGGTGAAGTGCGCCGGATGAGCAGACGCATCGTGGTGTTTGCGCGAGACCCGATCAGTTTCACGCAATGGACAAAGGCAACATGCTGGGTGGGATGCGACATCGAAGTGCATCTCAGCCATGACCCAGTCGTCCTGTTTGACCAGCGGATGGAGGACGACAAGGTCGCGATCAAAGCCATGCTACACCAACCATGCGCCGACACCGTGGGTGTATTCATGCGCGACGATTGCGAGTCGTCCTACTGGCCACCATTCACGGTGTCGGGCATGAACAACATAGTGTATGATCCCGCGTTCATGTCGGCATGCCCCCCGATGGACTCGAAAAACGCGATAAGCTGCTGCTCTCACTTGACGTACCTGACGATTTGTTGCTTCCCGCAGGTCGTCATAACCGATAGACTGCACGTGATGCTGGCCAGGTGGCTATTCGGACTTGACACGGTGCTGATCCCCACTGCTCAGCACAAGGTGAAAGCAGTCTGGGATCACTCGATCCGGCACAACGCGAGAAACACCCAGTTCGCAGAGACCCTGGATGATGCCATAGACATACTAGACGACTACGAGTTGGTGGTGGAGGTAACCGATGGGTAGCTATCCCGACATAGATATGGCTCGGACGATCGAGCAGGAACGACTAAAGCACCTCGACTGCGAGGAGCGCGCCAGAAACGCAGAGGCGGCGCTGGTCCAGGCCAACGATGAACTCGCAACCTGGCGCAAGCATGGGATCAAGGTGCCGCACTGGATGGACCTGCCGAAAATCGCAAACACGCTGCTGTCGATCGACGACTCCCCATGGTTCAAGGCCCTTGCTCGTGCCATGGCGAAATCCAAGCGCTTCCACAACCGGCCCGACATCGCCGACCATGGCAGCGGACACATAGACCTGGGAGCAGACGGAGGCCGACCGTGAAGATCCTGTACCTATCCCCCATGTCCATAGCCGGTGGCGGCCAGCGGCATGCCCAAGTCTTCTCGGACGGGATGCGCGAGAAGGGCCACGACGTGGAGATCGTATTCACGCGCATCGGGCACAGAGGCTGCATGTTCCACTTCCTGCTCCGCGACCGCGTCGTCGACGATCTCTGCTACCGATACGATGACCCAACCTACCCTGGCGATATGGGGCGCCACATCGACACTCAACAACATGACTACCTGATGGTCGACAACGATGAACGACTGCCTGAGATATGGGCGCACTCGTCTCGCCTGCAGTCCGGTGCCTGCAAAGTCGTCTTTGTCATCCACACGGAGAACAAGCCCGAGTCCCAACTGAGAAGCCTGACCGGGAAGATATGGAAACTGATCTGCGTGTCCCATAAGATCGCTGACAGATTCAAGTGGGCGCACCCGGTCGTGATCCACAACAACGTGCCGCGCCCCGCAAGCATCGGTATCAACGTCAGGCAGTTCATGCACATCCCGGCCGACGCGTTCGTGATTGGGTACATGGGGCGGCTCGACGGGAACAAGGACCCTGAGTTTCTACTGAAGATCGCGCGAGACAATGACTGGTGGGTGCTGATCGTCGGCAAAGGCCCGATCGCCGTCCCTGTGTCGATGACACCCCGCGTGAGAATCTTCCCGAACGAAGTAGCTATGCCTGGCGACTGGTACAGCGCCATGAACGTGTACGTGCTCCCATCTCGATCTGAAGGCTTCCCGCTGGCGCCGATCGAGGCGCTCAAGTCGCTGACCAGCGTGGCCATGACACCGACGTCGGACTTCCCGGACGTGTTCAATGAGTTCAGATCCGTCCGCTTCTTCGAGCACGGAAACCTGATCGATGCTAGAGAGAAGATCGAGTCGCTCGAAGCTGACCACCCGTTAGACAACCTGCAAAGACACCCATCTGACTGCATGGTGGAGCGATACTGCGAGGTGATGGAGATATGATGTCCCTACAGATGTCCGTCCAGTTCCGCAGGCGACGATCCAGGATCAAGTCGACCGACAGACTGAGGGCGTATCGTAGAAAGCACGAGTTCGCTGGAAAGCAAACGTTGATCCTGCATGGATTAGTCGATCTCGCCGCCAACGCCCAAAAGCTCCATGACGACGGGGCATGCGTCGTAGTAATCCTGGACGACGTCTGGATGGAGTCAATCCAGTATCCGACGCCTCCCGGAGTGAAAAAGCCCACAAGGCACATGATAAGCGCCAGCGCAACGTTCCGAGACGGAAGCGAATTCTTGAACTACGGCGAAGAGATGGTCATGACGAAACCGGCCGACAACCTGACATCTGCCTATTCGGCAAAGCCACATAAACCCGGAGGAATCCCACTATGATCGCAGTCGTAGGAGACGTCATGCTCGATATACTGATGGATGGGAACCTGAAGGGCGTTGCCCCTGGCGAGCCCATGTCCCAGTGGATGGACGGGAAGCTGACCACCAGGCTGGGAGGGGCTGGCTTCGTCGCAAGCGCGCTCAAGAAGATGGGTGTGAATGAAGTCCACCTGTTCGGGTGCATCGGGCTGCGCAGAGAGAACGGAGGCGCCGACATGTTCGGGAGAGAGGTATCGGAGCTATGTCTCGACGAGGGCATCATCAATGCATTCTATGCAAGCGGCTCAACCAGCGCCAAGCTCTACACGATCAACAATGGCCACCAGGTCATGCGCTTTGACAACAACAAGGACAAGGTCAACTACGATGCAAGAGTGTACCTATCATACATGTCCAGCGCTGACGCCATCATCGTTGTCGACATGAGCGAGGGGTTCGTCGCGCACAAGAGCTTCGACCTATCGCACGTAACATGCCCGATCTTCATCGACCCCCGGCCTGAGAACATGGACCACTATCCACAGGGCGAGCACGTGACGATGGTCTGCAATGAGCGGTCCGCGTTGAAATGCGCTCGGGCATCGAACGTCCTCGGACACGAGGGCGTACCGCAGCAACTGGCGACATTGGAAGCCCACTCCGGAGGGCGGGCTGTGATAACACAAGGAGCAGCCGGGGCTGCGTGGATGGAGCCTAGCGGAACAGTACGAACGACCACAAGCGAAAGCGCACACGTAGACGAGATCGCCAGCACCGTGGGCGCCGGGAACGTGTTCATCGCGAGATTGGCCATGGAGATTCTGGACGACATGCCATTCTCGGTGGCAGTCCCATCAGCCGAATACACCGCCAGGCAGTTCGTCCACGCAGAGGAGATCTACCCATGAACGCGCTGTGGAACAACATCGCCCAAGCCCACTCCTGTATAGCCGACATAGTCCTCGTCGTCGTGTTCGGACCATGGATGTTGCTCAAGCTGATGAGGTCCCCAGACGATGACTGAGGAATGGCGCACCCCTGAGAAGTACCCGCTATACCAAGTCAGCAGTCTCGGACGGGTACGCAAGGGCCGGAAGCCCGTCAACGTGACTCGCCGCGCTGGACGGGGCTACGTGACCCTCCGGCGCGGCGGCAGGCGGGACACCGTCCCCGTTGCCCGGATCGTCGCATCGACGTTCATACGGCCGTTCAAGCCCCATGAAAAGGTCGTCCATCGGATCGGGCCGAGCATCGACCATGCAGCGGCGCTGGCGATCGAATCGAAGCGGGCCAACCCGAAAGTCGCCATCGACGAAGCGGTCCGACTCCGGGGTCAGGGATACACGTACAGAGAGATCACGGAGAAGACCGGGGTCAAGCGCCAAAACACGGCCAATGCGGTTAAGCGGGCGATGGAGAGGCGTTGACTCTACCGGATCTTATAGATCACAGTAGCAACAGAGGTGATAAGGTGGAAAAGCACACAGGACGATCAATACACATGCTCCATCAGGCACCGACGCGAATCAACCAAGATGTACAGGCCCGCATCGACGCTATCAAGATCGGGCAAAAGATGCAGGATCTACCGGCCGAACTTCAACACGACAGCTTCAAGCGCGACATGAGTGATGGCAGTAGACGAGGAGGCCCGAGCCTCAGGATAATCAAGATGGACCCAAGCAAGCCGTCGCTCACCGTGACCGCGTACATCTACAACAAGTTCGTGCATCCATGGGAGAACCGCTACATCACGCCACTGGAAGCGGCCAGGCTCCAAGACATACCCGATGGATACCTGATGGCCGGAACCGACACAAGCATCAGAGAGCAGGTCGGGAACGCAGTTCCATCGCGTCTCGCATCCGCAGTAGGGCGAACGATACTCGAACACGCGATCAAGCACGGAACACTTAAGGATCACATGGTTGGATGTGATGACGAGATTCCGTACTTGAGCTTATTCAGCGGAGCGGGAATATTGGACTTTGGCTTCCGAGGAACTGTCGCCCCAGGCTACGAGTATAAGTTCAAGCCGATCATGCACATCGAATCGAACCCAGACTGCTGCGATACGCTCACGCTCAATTCCGGAATGAACGTGAGTCCCACAAATATCAGGGACATGACATCGCCAATGGACTACGTGAAATCAAAGACAGGGCACTCATCGATACCGATAGTGATAGGAGGCCCACCGTGCCAAGCATTCAGTCAAGCCGGGAAGCAAAAGGCAGAACTCGATGACCGTGGGACACTGATACGCGAATTCACACGCGTGGTTGCATCTATCATGCCATCCTACTTCGTAATGGAGAATGTTCCCAACCTCAAAGGCGTGGGAGGAGGAGCGCTATTCCGATCTACGCTATCAAAGTTTGGCCAGCTTGGATACAACACATCGCAATGGAAGCTGTGCGCGGCACACTACGGCACCGCGCAGCTAAGATGGAGATGGTTTATCGTGGGAACCATGGATCGACATAACCCAGTCGATCGACCTCAGCAAACCCATTTTGACTACAGGACTGTATGGGATGCGTTTCAAGGACTTCCACCGATACTCTCGCGACGAGGCGCGTAACATGACACAGCGAGTTCAGTTCACCGAAGACGAGATCTCTGCGGCCGTCGACGCATACACTGGCGGAGAGAGCGCCCCGTCGATCGCCAGGCGCACTGATAAGCATCCCAACATGGTGAGGAGAGTGATAGGGCGGGGCTCTCGATGAGCCCCGCCCTACTTCGTTCACATAGTTACAACAAAGATCACCACGGTTCTACACCAGCGGTACCCGTGGCAACGACCACTTCGCTGTACGCGTTCGGCCTGACAACGTCCATCGCCGACCGGCTCGACACGGAGCGCTTCGCCGTGTTGTCGGATGCGGTGAACTCTTCAGGGCTGACATACAGCGGCACGTATGGGGCGTACACCGCGCCAGTCTTCGACCAGGTCGGCGGCTTGTATCCCATCAGGAGCGTCGTCGCGTGGAACCACTCGGCCTCATAGACCGTAGTCGTCCCACCGTGGGTCCCGATCTTCGTCAGGCCGGTGCCAAACTTGACCTGATCCCCAACCACGATGCCACCGCTGTTCATGCCGAGCATAACCTCAACAGCAGTCGGGCCACCGACGATCCAGTCCGGACGCTCGTAGACCTTCTGCGAGACGAGCGAGCGGGCCTTGCTGATGAACGCGCCCATCCGGTTGTTCCACTCCTGGCCGTTGTAGTTCGAGCCAGCCGGGATCTCGGTGCCGTAGGAGACTGTTCCGCCAGTCTGGGCGGCGCGGATCATCTCCAGGAAGCCGAGATTGATCTCTCGGGCGATCTCGTCAGTCGCGGCCTGAATCAACTCCGCGTCGACATCCAGCCCGTGCAGGGCCTTCATGTCCTGGCGAAGATAGGTCGTGACGTGGTAGTAGATCGCCTTGTTGGTAACCGTGATGTCCTGATTGCGCAGGTCGAGCGTGATCTGTGCCTTCGTGGCTGCTTCGGTGTGGTCGGCAAACGTGCTGTCGAACACAGTGCTGTCCGAGAGGTCAGCGTCCGCAGCCGTCTTGAAGTCCATGAAGTAAATCCGTCCGGTCGGCGCCTTCAGCGGCTGGACCGACGCAATCTCGAACGGGATGAGCTTCGGCCACAACTGGCGAACCATCGGCAGAAGCGCGGGAAGCTGCGGCGCCAGGACCGACGTCTGCGTGGCGGCGTCCATGATGCCACGCTTGGTGGCGAAGTGGAACGGGCGCTCGTCATGCGCCAGCATATTCTCCATCGCGACATCGAAGACGTTCTTCGGGTCATCCCACAGGCTGCGCCCGTTGGATGGGTAGCTGTCGACAAGCGCGCGATACACGCCTTCGATAGTATCCGGGCGATCGGTCATCTCGCCACTATCGCCGACGAGCCACTTGTCGGCATGGGACTTGGCTCTGGTGTGCGTCGTCGAAATCCCGATGCCGCTCGGGATCGACTGGGTCATCGCGCTCTCAAGGAACGGAGCGAAATCGACGAACACGGCTTCGACGGCAGCGTCATCATCGGCCAGGGCAAGAGCGTTCTGCATCGGGATCTTCATCTCGTCGCTGACTTCCACGCCTGCGAGACGCTCCTGCTTGGACCGCTCGAAGCGTTCGAGTGTGATCGTGGCGGTCGTGGCACTGGTGGCTGCACCTGCTGCGGCATCGGCCACGGCGGGCGCGACCTTCTCAACCACCTGCCTGACGATGTCATCAACGTCGACGCCTACGTCACCGGGGCCAGCGGCCTCGGCAACGGCCTTAGCGACAGCATCGGCGGCAACCTTGGCAGCGGCTTCGTCGACAGCAGCCTTCTCAGCAGCGGCCTTTTCATCAGCGATCTGCTTCTCTTCTGCGGCCTTCGCATCGGCGGCGGTCTTCTCGTCAGCAACGGTCTTCTCGTCAGCGACGCGCTTCTGCTCAGCGGAAACAGCCTCATCGGCGATCCGCTTCTCTTTGGCGACCTGCTCAGCAGTCTTAGCCATGACTGAATTGTCCTCTCCCGGTTTTTCCGCGTTATCATTCGACACGCCATACGTTTTCGTCTTTGCTGCGCCGCGAAGCACTGCGTCGATGGTATCGAAGACGTAGTCCGTCACTACGTAGTGCAGGACCTCTGGATACTCATCGTCATCTTTACCCTTCTTGTGAACAGGCTTCATGCGGCCATAGCCACGGATCGACCATTCGAGGCCTACTCCGGCCTTGAGAATCGCTGCTGCATCCTTACCTGCTGCGGTAGGCACAGTGCGACATTCAACGTGCAGGTCATTTCCCTGCAACCCAAGCTCCTCATGTACAAAGCCAATGTCCTTGACGGACGGGCCTTCAAAGAAGCCGGGATGATCAACGAGCCCAACCAGGCCATTCTTGGGGATCAGCGTACTCTCAGCGAGCTTGATCGCCTTGAGCATCTCACTCCGGGGGTACAAGCGCTTGTTCTTGTTGACCTTGTCGACCTGAGCGACCACAGCCTTGACCCGAAGCTCTCCGGTCTCCTCATTCTCTTCGAGGATCTCGAACGAGCAATCGAACGCGTCAAGTATCTGCTCGCGCCCGTCACTCGCCTTCGTGTCGTTCAGCTTCACCCTGATGGAATCCACCAGAGCCTCGACACCACCGCTGTCGCCCTCATCGACGATACTATCGGCCTTGTCGAGAATGTCCACGCACTGGTCGAACGTCGTGGCATCTCTTAGCTCGGCGACTAGCTGTTCAACAGTGTACATGCCGCTCTCCCACGTAGTGGCGTTTGGCGAACTCTACCACGACAGGGATATTTCGGTCAAGTACCCTTTGTGACATTCTTCACGCCAGATGGCCTGGGTTTCTCTACAGGGGAACCTGTGTTGATCGGCTTCACAGGCTTCGGATCGAGAACAGCCGTAGTCGTTGGCACTGATTTCGGAGGCATCTTACTCACCTCATCCAGATGCAGCTTCGTAGACAAACCAGTACGGATTCCCGATGTTGATGCTCTCATCTATCCACCTCAGCACCCACTTGCCATCAGACAGGTCATCCAGATTATCCGGGGTCCTCACAACCTGATAATCAGGCACCTGAACACCGTCAGGGAACTGCAGACCATCGGTGATACGGCAACGCTCCCTGAATGGAAACGCGTGAGCCTGCATACCATCATGGAACAGCAGATCGTGAACCCACAGCTTCACATCATCATAGATGCACATGAAGACGGACGACACTATGCCATCCTCTGCGTAAATGCCGTGCATCATGCTGACCACGTCAGATGGCACACGACTGATCTCTAGCCTGTTCCCGTTGTGATCGAACACAGATAGCGAACCATCATGCTTGTGCACCTGGTAAGACCTGCCCGAGATGAGGGGCTGTGCCATGACCGGGAACTTGTAGTTGCCGTGACTCCTCAAAGGGCCAACGCGACAATACTCCCCAGGCGTCACGACGTGGTCGTGGTCCATCTCGTCTACCTTGACATGCGCTATGCCCACATCGCCCATCAAACCCACAACCAAACTGTGGACGGCCCCGTCCTTGGCTTGATGGGCTAGCGCATGCGCCGCCGCTAAGGCATCATTCGTGATGTAAGGACGACCTGAGATTGCGCGCCGTTGCTTCCTCCGCATAGAAAGTGCTCCTTCGCATGCTGTGACCACAACTGGACCCCCTCCTCAGGGAGCCCTTCGGCGCCACCGGCAGCAAGCCACGTCTCGGCGTCCTTGCTACTCAACTTCAGCGCGCTCTTCGCGATCACGTCGTTCGGAATACCAAGCTCGGCCCACGTCTTCGCCACCGTGCCACGCAGCACATCAATCTTCACGGCGGACATCGCCTCAGAAGGGCTGATGCGGGGCTGGATGATTCGGTACTTAGACGTCATCGGATTGCGGCCGTTCAACAGAAGCTGCAGGTCGAAGATCCATCTGAGGGTGGTGACATAGGCGATCTGCACATGGCGGCAGAGATACAGGTAGGACTCCCGCTCCTCGTCTGACGTCTTGTCGACGAACGCCTTCTGCCCGACCCTGAGATTGAGGTACGCGCTCGGAACACCGAGGGCGCAAATCAGGCGCCGCAGCGTGAGGTAGACGTCCTCCAGGTTCTCAAGGTATGGGTTGTCTGCCGGGACGTTGTCGACATCGCCATCCACCACCCGAGACCCGTCAGTCGTGTAATGCCTGGCAAGGTAGACGTCCGTATCGGCCGTGGCTGGCGCCTCACGGCGCGTCATCTTGAAGTTCGAGTCCGTCTCACTGTACGTGACAACCGTGTCGGCCGACATGTTGTCGCGGTACTCCTCGATCTTGTCCGCGACGTCCTGTGCATTGAGTCCGATCGGGACCGGGATGTGATGCTTCCGCTGAGGGAACGCCCTGGTCATCCGAGCGATCGCCAGCCCATCCTCTTCCGCGCGCAGCCTCTTCGATGCGCTGATCGCACACGACAGCATGGGAGTCGAGTAATCCCTCGCCTGCTTGCGACCGAACGAGAACCTGGCAATCTGATAGGGCCACCAGGCCGCTACCAGATTCCCATAGTCGTTCACCTGATCCCACGCTGAGAAACCCGCTGCATCGCTGGCCATGGCAACCTTCGGATCTCCCTGCATCACGTTGCCCTTGTCATCCTTGTTGATGCTGATCTGATACGCGTATGGAAACGGCTTCACGTTGACGATCCGCACGTCATCCTCATCGCCGGAGACAACAAGCTCAACTGGCATGTCGCCGTGCTTGAACATGTGCCTGACCCAGTCCCACGCGTTGCGCTGCAGACCAGCGTTATGCACGAGAGGGTTGATAAGATCAAGTTCGGGCTTCGGACCCTCCACCCGGAACCCGGTCTCATCTCCCTCGTCAAATTGAACGGCGGTCCTGGCGATGTGGTCCATCCCGCGAGCTATGATGGCCTCGTCATCGTCCATCGCCTCGATGTCATCCCACACGTTCTTCCGCGCGTAGAACCGCGTCCAAGGACTCTGGAACGGTCTTACCCGATTAGATCTCACCCCCTGAGACCCGCCGCCATCGTTGGGAGAGATGTCGCCCTTGATCGCGCTCCACACCCTACTGAGCATTCCAGGGTTAGCCATAGCTGACCATCTGCCTTCGCCTGGCACCGCCCACCGGCAGATCGCCAATGAGCGTGTGTACATCAGCCGCCGTACTGGCCAGCCACCAAGCCATGATGATGTCGGACGACGTGACAGCCCTACCGTACTTGTGCATCTCGTCCACCCATGCGCAGATAGGACAGATGTCCCGATGCCCGACGTTGTCCCGATCGTGATCGCCCTTCATGGGTACGATCCACTTCGCCTGAGACATCTCTGCATTCAGCCTAGGGAGCCCGGCATCCGGGCTCCACTTCTGCGAGCCGGTGAAGTGACCCTTCAGAGGAATCCCCTCGATGCCCTGATGAGATCCCAGCACCCTGACCAGGCTCATGAGAGCCACCTGATACGAGTTGTTCTCGACCAATATCACTTTCGGCGCGTGGGCCAGATACTGCTGAATGACAATCTCCGCAAGCTCCTCCGGGTCCCACTTCCCTCTGAGGATCTCCACCGGCATCCGCTGGCCTTCACCAATCATGGCCACAAACACGACGGAGTGAGATCCCGTCCTCTTCATAGACCTGGCCGGATCAACCCCGATTACCTTGACCATGCCATCAAAGCCGAACTCCGGAACATCGCCCAACTCGTACAGGTCATTCATGCACTGGTTCACATACGTCATGTTGAACACGGTGAACCTGACGTTACCACCCTTGAGAAGATACTGCTGCCCGAATCTGTCTCCAACCTGCCTGCGCTTCTTCTCAAGCTGCTTCAGCGGCCAGCGATCCTCCCACAACACAGGACCACACAACCTCCCGGCCGAGTCGATGTCGCAGGCTGGTTTTTTCCAGACGTAGTAGTCCTTCCTGTTGCTGTACTCGACGTAGATGTCCGGGGGGTCGAAACTCCAGAACGTGCCAATGAAGACAGCCTTGCCTTGCGGGTAGAGCAGGTTCATCCAGTCTTCTTCGACCAGTCCCTTGATCTTAGGGATGAGAGAAGGCTGCATAATCGCGCTTCGAGCATCGATGATGTCATCGAACACCAGGATGTGAGCGCGCCCACCAGTACCAGACGACGTAACACCGACCGCCTCGATCGTGGCGTCCTGAAGACCATGAGACGCATCTCGCTCAACGAAGATCTTGTGCTTGGTCCACTCCTGCCCCGCCGCTGGCTTCACATGCGGAAAGACTTCGTGGTACCGCTTGTTATTCTGGATGTTGTCCTTGATGAACCTCAGCTTGTCTACAGCCAGATCGTCAGCGCCACACACGTACTTGATCGTCGTGTTCGGGTCCTTCCCAATCCGGTACATGATCCAGCCAGCAATCGTGGTGCTTTTCGCCGACTGCCTGGGGCCGATGAGGACGATCATCTCCTCTTCGCTCTCCAGGATGTCCCCCCACTCATGCTGATGCTGCGCGCACTTCCACTCCTCGCCCTCCTCATTAATCATGACGTACTCAAGGAACGCGGCGAAATCGTCCCTCGCGTCCTGGATGTCCGCCTCTTTGAGCGCGGCCTCCATGTCCGCGAAGTCATCGGCGATATTCGCGCCAGCACCAGGTGCCTGAACCATCGATCACGCCCCCGCCGCTTTGCGCATCAACTCCAAATGCTCTCTCATCTGAGCCTTGATCTCATCTCGCATCTCAGGGGGCGCATTCTGTATAAGCTGAACGTACTGGTTCGACGATTCCTCCACCACCCCGAAGCTGGACGTGTCCTCAGCGATCTGCTTGTTGATCTTCAGAAGCGTCTCGGCGAGCTTGGCCGCGTGGTTCCATTTCCCGTTTGCGGAACATGCTTGGATGCCGTCGACCATGACCGACGCCGCTTCGGATAGCTCTCTCACCCGGAACGGCTTGTGGACTCTGGGGATCGTGGCAAAGATCTCATCCGGGTTCTCGGAGATGTACGCGATGACACGATCGTTGAGTTCGATTCTGCGCTGTTTGATGTCTCCGCAGGACACGTCGTCGTACCCTTCGCTCTCAAGCTCATCGGCGATAGCGATGTCACTCTTACCGGAAGAAAACAGGCAGACAAGCCGATCGTCGAACTCGGCGTAGTCGGTACCAACCAGATCCCCCTCGTACAAATCCATCGCCATGATATCATCCTCCAGAACGACTTCCGATACCGGCCCTGACGCTTGTCACGACCTGGTGCATGTGATCGAAGCAGCCAGCGATGCTGGCGGGAGTGAGCGAACTTAACCCCTTGCAGTATCCGATAATCAGAGATCCGTTGTCAACTTCGGCCACTGGCACCACGCCCGCGACATCACACAATCTCAACAGATCCACCCAGAACATATCGTCCGGGGGAGACGGAGGCACCATGGACGGATCGTGGACCACAGCCGACGTGCACCCTCGATCATCACTCGTGACCGTCATCATGGCATCGCCAGGCAGACCACTGACCAGAATAGAGCATCTAGCGCCTGGAACCTCGACGTATTCGTTTTCCACGCCCATGCGACCCAGCACTTCACTGATCGTCTTCATCGGACGAGACCTCCTCTGTCAGCCTTCGCTTGATGTCGCCCATGCCAGCCAGCATCGCCGCGACAGACTCGTTCGCTTCGGCCATCATGGACCACCGCAGCGACACCTTATCAGGCTTCGCTCTCAACATCACCGCCATCTGGTCAAGGACCTGTTCCACATCCCTCGGGGACAGGCCCGACGCGAGGATCGCGCTGGAGATCTGGGCAGCCCGTGGGGGCTTCTTCGGGAACCACTTCTTCGGATCTATGAACTTGCAGATCTCGGACACGACGTCCCTGTGTATGAACGGCCGGTAGCCTCCGACCTTGAGCAGCTTGAGGTACTTCTTCGCCACGGACAGCGTCCTGGAAATCCCCGACGAGATCTCGACCTTGAACTCCTTCTTCCTTCTGTCCGTCGCCATGATGCGGATCGGAGAATCGCCCCTCGACAAAACCAGCATGGCGATCAGGATCGCGGTCTGCTCCGCAGCGACAGATGCCATGAACGACTTGGCCACGCGATCGCACAACTCGTCTGACGACAAGTCTAGCAGACCGTCCGCGTCACACACGCTTAGCTGCTCGATCCACTTGACAATCTCTTGCTCGTGGCTCAATCGAATCCCCCATCGACGATCATGGTCAGGAACTTGTCCCAGCATGCCCCGACGCATTCCCGCTTAAATGCGCCAACAGACTTCGCGGCCCTCTTCCCGACACTGGCACGGATCTTCGTGTCGAACAGCATCTCGATACACTTGACCCAGTCGTCAGTTGTGCGGGCGATGAACCCGTTCAGCCCATGGGTGATAACCTCCCTGTACTGAGGCAAATCGCTGGCGATGCAGGACATCCCAAGCGCCATGTAGCCCACGGCCTTGTGGTGACCCTTACACCTACAGAACTCGGTGTCAGGCAGCGGAGCGATGCCCGCGTTGACCTTCGATATGACATCGATCCAGGTATCGGCGTCCCACGTTACATGCGTCGACGGTACGCCATAGTCGACAATCCTCTGGCTGTTACATCTCCCGCTGGCGTCCGTGGGCGCCATCACAAACACGATCCCGACCCTGTCCCCGAAGACCCTGAACGCATCCAGCACCGGCTCCACGTACTGGAGATTGTCGTTCGACCCATGCCAACTGAACCACAGTCTGTCATCGTCGATCTCCGGCTCGACACGCGCCCCGTCGAAGAAGTCATCCTCAAGCGCCTCATGGATCATAGTCGTGTTCGGATTGATCCTCGCATACCGCTTCCGCATCCACCGGCTGTTGGTCACGACGAAGTCCGACTCGCGAATGATCTCAGCTTCGGACGGATTATAGAAAGGCCCAGGGATTGTATGGCAATCATTGACGTCAAATATCGTAGTCTTCCCCGCCAATCGATGTGCATCAACTTCTGCCGGACTCGTCGATCTCTGGAGAACAACAATATCAGCATCGGCCGCGTTGTCCGTACTCACATCCCACCCCATAGACCTCAGACCATCGATGACGAACAACCCTCTCCTCCGGTGCGTCGCCTCCAATGGATCATTACCGTACAACTTCCAAAAAACTCGGCACTTCCCCATCAGACCCTCCATTGACGACAGATATTTTTTAGCATCCTATCCATTGATGGTGTTGGCCTCCGCTACAGCGTTTCCCCATTCATCTTCGGACACGTCCGCAAGCCCCATGTCTGCTGACTGGTGCATGAACGACCCCCAGCCGTCCGGCTCGTCCATGTCGCACATGTCCCAGAGCGCCGTTCCAGGATAGGGAGTCGCGATACTGATGTGCGGCTTTGCCCCCAGATCTTTCATCAGCTTCGCGATCCTGATTGTAGCAAACAACTCATCAGACGTTTCCCCCGGCCACCCGATCATGAAGTAGAGCACAACGCCTACATCGCGAGCCAGAGCAGCATCCATTACAGCCTTGACTTTCTTCGGTGTCACCTGCTTGCCGGACAACTCCCGCCAGCGGTCGGTGGCGCTCTCAACGCCGATGTTGATCTGCTTACACCCCGCACGATGTAACGCGTCGAGCATCTCTTCGTCAACGTCCTTGAGCGCCATGTCGCAAACCCAGTTGTAGTCCACCTTCTCCAATTCGGCACAGACTGCGAGTCCGTGCGCCTTGACCACACCAAACGAGTCGTCGATGATCCGACCATCCGTCGCTCCGAGAGATTCTACTTCTTCACGCACCATCCCCGGATCTCGCATGCGGACCTTCCGCCCGAACACATCAGGCGCCGAGCAAAACGCGCAGTGGTACGGACACCCGCGCTGAGTCTGGACCATGCCCCGGAGAAACGACGAGTACCGGCCACCCCCGATCACGCAATCCCTGTCGGCAATCGGAATGTCTGCTCCGTCCTCGATGCGGAACTGCCCACCAGGGCAGTTGCTGTCATCAAACACATGGACTGCATCTGGATGATCCCCCTCGCCGATCACCACCGCGTCGAAAACCATGCGCTCATCATCAGGCATCAAAGATGGATGGATGCCGCCAGCAACAGATCTTATACCCCTGCGCCTGCACTCCAATCCCATCAGCCGCGCCTGGGTTGAGTCAACGGTTCCGTATCCTACGCCGACCACGTCCGGTTGCACCGCGTCAAGCGCTTCAGCAAACGCTCGCACCGGCTGCTCCGAATCCGACATCGACGCCTGCCCCAGAAGGTGAGATCCTCCTGTCGGCATCGGCTCTGGATTGCTCACGTCATCATGCCAGATCTGCACTTCGTGACCGGCGCGCTTCAACGTCGACGCCACGCCCATCAACCCGAGAGGGTACGTCAGGTAGACATCGGACTGCAGCAATCGAGCGAACGCAGGTTTGGCGAGGAGAATGTTCAATGAGGTTCCCTCAGTCCCAGAAGTAGTAACTCAAACGCGCTCGCAGTGACGTGCCACGGCCTGTCCGCTGCCGTCCCCAAGCACCTTCGCTTCATCTCGACCAACTCAGACTCGTTATGTAGCATCGCGATCATCCTGTCAGCAACCAGCGTCGGCAACACTCCCTGACAGTTGGAAGGGCTGAATATCACCGCGTTGCGCCCATCCTCTGCGTAATCCCTAGTCCCTATGGACGGGATAACAGGAATGCACCCACACGCCATTGCCTCAAGCGGCGGCAGTGGAGACCCCTCGAACAAGCTGGCGCACAGGTAGAAGTCGGAGTTGCTGTACAACTCAGCCATCCGGGCCACGGACGGGAGCACCTCGTAATCGTCTACTAGAGCCTGCTTCATTGCGATGTCTTCAGGATGCTCGAACGGAGAGAAACCACACCCGACAACCCGCAGGGTCGGATCGCGCCGCTTGAGCGCGTCGATGATCTGCATCACCACGTCAGTCCCCTTCCACCAGACACTCCGATGGATGAAGAAGACCGAGTTCCGCTTGTCGATGTTACCGCACCGAGGAGAGAAATCCAGCGGGTCAACCCCGTTTCCAGGAAGCGAGCCGAGAACCTGCATCCCGTAGTACGCCCGGCACTTCTCCGCAAGCTCTTCGCATATCGGGATGTAGTTCACCTGCGGCATGCCGAATGCGCTGGCAGCCCTGTTGGCCTCTTCCGGACTCCACGTCGGCCAAGCTGGCTCGTCGCCCTGGACAAGCCCGATCTTCACAGCATCCGTCTCCATCCGAGCGACCTCGTAGATCGTCGGCCAAAACGTCCCGACGACGAAGTCCGTCTCGACATACCCAGACACGACGTCTATTGGGATGCTCTGCAGATCGTCACTACCGATCGACGAGTTGGATGGGAAGATCTTCACGTCATGCCCGCGCATTGCCAGGTGGTGACATAGACGGCCGATCACCCGCGCGCCGCCGTGCAACTCGCGCAGGTCGCTCATGCGAAATAGAACGCTGAACGGCTCTTCGGCATGGGGGACCGGGTCAAACTCGTCAGTCCTATTCCTGAACGACGCCCTGTCCATCGCTTCGATGCCTGGAGGCATCGGAGCGTCAGACCAGAACGCGCGCAGAAACTCCGTGATGAACTCGCCACCAGCCTTCTCGCCCACGCCGGTCGGGTCCACAAACGCCGGAAGGGCCAACAGGCTATCGGCCACATCGTTCGGTACACTCTTTGACTCCCCAGGCATGAACTTGTACGACCCGTAGTGCTGCTCGCGCTTAGACGCGTTCATCACCGGCCTGGAGCCTGGGGTCTTGGTGATTATGCTGCCTCGACGACCTCGCTTCGCCATGGCATCTCTCCTATCCGTAAGCGATCCCTTGTCTCTCCCATGTGAGATCCACGATGGGGTGATCCGCATAGTAGTACCCAGACCTTCTCGTCACTCTGATCCAGAATCCGGTCGGCGTGTCCTCTTCCGGCGCCCCTGCGTTCTCTGAATCGCTGGCGTCATCCAGGAAGCCCTTGTAGAGATGCTCCACGTACCAGTACGTGTTGTCGTGGATGTTGAGCTTCAGCTTGCCTGGAATCACGAACGTGCCAAGCGCGCTGTGATCGACGAAGTACGTCGCATCGTCACCGGATACGGAGATGTCCTCTACCGTATCAGTGAGCGTTGTAAGGATCGGTCGAAGGACGCGCGCATTAATCGTGAGAGTGAGGATGTCAGAGCCGTCTGAAGTGTAGGTGGCATAGAGGAAATAGGACTTGTCATCGGGAGGGGTTGCATCGAGATCGACATGCCAAGTCGAATCCTGACAGAAGTAGATGTACCCTGGTCCTGCATTGGCCAGACATGCGACCGAGGCCCCCGCGTAATCGATGGCATAACCGATAAGGGCCTGACCGGCTGGCACTGTGAGAGATAGGCCGCTGCCAGGGACACTTGCCTCCATGTCAGCGATGATGCCGGATGACATGAGGTCATAGAACGTATCCTCCAATCTATCCTCGACCCCTTGGTCGTTGGTCTCCATGAGATCAAAGTTGGCGTTCATTTTCGTCTGCGTCGACTCTTCGTTGTCTAGGTCAAAGTCGGCCGCTGCGTCGATGTCCTTGTGATAATCCAGAGGTGACATGATCCCCGTCTCCTTAGTCGATGGTGATGTTGAACACTATGCTGTCAGCCGCCATCCGCTTCGTCACCCACCTCTTGACAGGCGCCCTCCACCGAGCAAACTCGTCGAGTTTCTGGGCCACCATGAGGCCATGCTTGCGATCCAGGCCAGGGCGTTGGGTCATCGTGGCTTTCCTCAGCACCTTGGTATGCCACATGAGAAGCCTTCTCCACCACGCGCTCATATCATACACCGGCTGCTGCATCGTGCAATACGACTCGTAGAACATGTACGGGTTGCTCAGCATGACCCCTCCGTCGATCGATTACTCGTCCTCGGTGTACACAGTCCACTCGCCTGGCTTGCCAGGTCCTCGCCTGCGAAGATGCCAAAGCTCTCGCTTCGTGTGGGCCGGTGCGCCAACAGTGTTGAGTTCGACGAACGCTGCCGCTCGCGCCTTCGGGCCGTAGCTGGTCTTCCCACTCTTGACCTGCACCAGCCTGAAACCACCGGTCTCGCTCGTAGCGATGATGTCCGCTGGCGATTTCGACCCTGCCATACGAAACGGGAACCAGCCTTCATCCTCCAGCATCCGCATCACGGTGTACTCCGCACTACGCCCTCGCTGGTAGTTCGTTGCCATCACGCAGCCTCCGACTTGCCTACGCTATTCACCACATACGACACTGCAGCTTGCGTCACCCCGTACCTACCAGCAACAACCCTCTGTAACTCCCCGGCGCGACACGCAGCGACAATCTCCACCACGTCGCCTTGAGACAGCTTCCCATGGAACCTGGTCAAGGGCCTTCCGCCAACTCCCTAACTCGCCGCGTGGCCCTCGACCTGGCCGACTTCGCTTGCACACCCTGGCCCTTCTGCGAGTCCTTGTTCTGACGTCTCATCTGCCTCTTCGCCCTGTGCGTCGCAGTTTTTTTCGGTGGCGTCCGCATCATCAAGCATCTCTCCTATGAAATCATAGATGGTAAGCTGTCTGCTCGCCGGATCGGCGGCCGACTCACCGGCCCACTCGATCGCGGTCTCGCAGTACCCCTTGTCCAACTCGATACCGATGCACTGATTCCCGTACTCCTGGGCCGCCTGGATAGTGGCGCCAGTCCCCATGAACGGATCACACACAACGCTTCCTCGGTCGGAGTAGGCCCTCATCACAAGAAGAGGAAGGCCAGGAGGGAACGACGCCTTGTGCGTCCTCTCGGTGCGCTGAACTGACGGGACCTCCCACACAGACCTGACGGAGACATCGTAGTCGTAGCACTTCTTCTTCGCGCCAGGCTTAAACCACGCCCACACGTTCTCATGCTCCCCTGCTGGCCATGGCCCACTCCGGCTGTACGCAGCGGTCCCAACCCTGTTGAACACCTTCTTCCACACGCGCCGAGCCTGTAGCTCCCATCCGGCATCGCTGAACGCATCTGCCAACACGGTCTCAGTGGTCACCTTGTGCGCAGTACTCGGACCGAAGTTCACCACCGCATACCCACCAGGCTTACACGTGAACCACATGGCGGATGCGGCATCCCTGAGAAGATCCACCCACTCCCCGAACTTCACGCCCTTCTCGTAGTCCATGCCTACTTGGTACGGAGGCGACGTCACGAACAGATCGACAGACTCAGTCTGCATCTGCCTCATGACAGCGCGGCAGTCGGCGTTGTAGACCGTGCGACCATCTGAGTCGTGCATCGGATGTATGAACGGGATCGTGCCGTAGAACCTGTGCCGAACAAGCTCGGCCGCCCCATCGGTCGCCGGGATCGGGGCGCGATCACCGGAGTCTATGGAGACCTTGCGCTCAAGCGCGTCCTTGCAGTGCCAACAACTGACCATGCTCTTTGGCTTGTTCCTCCAGTTGAGCGCTGACACCCTGCGCGAGATGACCCCCTCAAACACCTCGCCCCTCAGCCAGCCTCTGTTACATAGAGACACAACCAACCCGCTGCCCCTGCCACCTCGATGTGTCGAATGCGCGAAATGCGTCTCGCCATGATCGTCGAGCACGTGAACGTCTTCACCCTTCGCTATGTCAAACCTCATTCCAGGTGGCTCCCCTGTCTTCACTCTTCCAGCAGCGCAGCGTCCCGGCGTCTACCAAGTAGACGAAGATGTCTTTACCGTTGAAGTACCCGCATGGCTTATTCAACTCGACGCTCGCCTCTACAACCACAGGCCTGTAGAACGACAGAAAGTGGTCATGGCTGGACGCAAATCTCAACACCCCCGATTCAACGTAAATCACGTGCTGAGTCGATTTGTCGGGCGACGGAAACACGAACGCCTCGTCCGCATCAATTACTGTAGCCATCTCGGTGAAGTTCCTTCCCCAGTCCGTAGATCTCAGCCTAACCATCGCCCCGTCTCGAACCAGATAGAATAAGACTCGTCCGTTAGTGTCGGTGTAGCCCGAGAAGCTACTGTCGTCGGACGTCGTGTCCGACTTAGGGAGGGCATAGTGCGCTTGAGAAACACCAGTCTCAAACCAGTTGTCTGGTGGCGCGTTGTAGATGTGCTTCGCTCCGTCGTCTGAGTAGAAGACATACACGAAGCCTGGGATCTGATGAAAGCAGCACGTGTCAACACCAACCGCCGCAGACACTTCGGTGATGTACTCGCGCGTATACGAGTATCCAGCCGACCCGATGCGCTCGACCGAGTCTATCGTGGGGCCGATACCGTAGCGCCAACGCCTGCCAACTGCCCCTTGATAATCGTAGAACTCGGGAAGACTCGCTGAAGTCCAATGCCCAAACGCATCCGAATTCAAGGACTCTACCTCTTCCCATACCGACCCCGCGACTGGGCTCTTGCGCCATAGCTTCGAGAATCCTGCCTGGTTGCGCGAGAGGGACGCTCCACTCAGCAGGTTGCCGTGCGCGCGCCCCTCCACGATCTTGTCGGGCAACATGCGGTACTTGACGCCGGGCACCATGTTCCAGGTTCCGCAGCGTATCGCGCAGTTGGCCGTTGTCGTGATAGCCTGCTCCAACGGATTGCCGTCCGGCGCGTCGGCGTTGGGGTAGCAGATGTCGAAACCCCAGCAGGGTGATAACACGTTGGGCGGCGTCTCGCCATCGCGCACTGCCACATAGTAACCCACGTCGTAACGACTCGCAGTGAAGACCTCGGACACGCGCTGCAAAATACTCGCATAGGAGTCCAGAGTGTACGCTGTTGTGAGATCCAGCCCAGAGCCCGCTCCAGTCACCCTATCGAAGAACTGCGCTGTCTTCTCGGAGATGTTGTTGCTGCCCGCGTTGGCCTCCACCGACCCGTACAAGCCTTCGTAAGCTGCATCCAAATGCGCGGACGCTCCACCTTCATGATACTCATACCCCTCGAACGTCTTCAGCACGGTCTGCGCTGTAACAGACGACTGAACAAGCAGCGGCTCGCCGATCATCCATGCCCCATTGTCGAACCCCGACAGCGCCATGCTAACCACGCGCTCATACAATGGATACGGATCTGGAGAGAGCAGCATGACAGAGACCGTCTGCGCGCCCGCCACGACAGGAACGCTGAACGTGGCCGTCCGCTCCGCGTGAGAGTAGCTAAACGTCGTGGTCCGGGTCGAGTCACTCAGATGGTTGTCGGCAATCGAACCGTACTCGCGCCATACCAACGTAAGCGTCAACGTGTCCGTACCCGGAGCAGTAATGGGTATGTCGACTTGCTCCCACCCAAGCCAGCAATAGGCCCCCTCGTTGAATGGCTCGGCAGGGTAGTAGTGATTTGCCTTCCGCGTCGTGTAGATCAGAGGCGGACCTTCCGGTGCCGTCTCAAGCGCCACCTTGTCCAACCGCCCCTCATAGTCTGACGGGATCGTCAACGTCAACGCTCCTGCGCCCGTGACAACAAAATTGCCGGACGCATCCGCCGTAGGTACGCCGCCCGACCCGATCCAGTCGTCGTGAGCCAACGCGTCGGCCGGACCGTAAATCCCCACGTTGTTCCTGCGCGCGATCGACACGCCCGGCCAATCCGTGTCCGCATAACATGACGGCGAGTAGATAGGCGGCACCTGAAGCTCGATGGTCAAGTCGTCATCCCGCAAGCCCAGTTCACGCGCTGACGTCTGAGTGATCGAGAATGACCGAGATGCACCCGACAAGAGGTCGTATGAATCATCGGGATCTCGATAGTCGAGCCCCGTGACAAGGCCCGCTACCTGGGTCCACACGCCCAGATCCCGCAATTCTTGAACCTGAGGGTACACAACATCTCCTGGATTAGCCATTGGATACATCCACCAAACCCGCTATATCGCCGCACTGCTGCTGCGTCAAACCCTGCCGCAAGTAATGATCATCCAACCACTCCTTGGTTATCGAGATCATGGATCGGTACTCCACGTGAGACTGCTTGGCACATGCGCAGAGGCCGTGAATCCGCCGTCGATTCTTGCGTCGCCAATCAACACCCCGGACCTTTGACGCACCGAGAAGTCGGAGAAGTCTACGATGAATGGGAGTCCGTAACCCACGCTTCGAGCAAGCGACGAGTTGGTTACGCACTCAACGTCGAACCCGCCGACTTTGCCGTCCAGGTAGATGCCCGTCGCAGGCTTTGGAGCCGGGTAGTGATAGCGGGAGAGATTGACATCCGCGTCATCCCACTTGAGGTTCTTGATCTGCGCGTATACAACACCGGCATTCCCTTTGTGCTGATCTATGTGCAAACTCAAACCGGAATTGGCCGCCCCCTCAGGAGGAGGAGGCGGGGTTCCGGCAGCCCCCGACCACGTGAGAGATCCAAGCGTAATTGTCCAGCTTACCGGAGGTTCGTCTTGCCACGCGTCCGTCTCGGTGACTTCGGTAGCATACACGGGGGAGTTGACCCGGCCAGAGCCGGGGCTGGCTGACTCCGTGCGCCAGATGCGTCGACCGTCGATGCTGTACGTGAAGTCCCGTTCGATGTCGTCGTCGCCCGCGCCGGAGATGTAGACGAACTCGTGCCCGTGATCCACGAGGTCGGCTGACTCTATCCACACAGCAAACGTCAACAACGTGCCCATCGGAGGGCTTGGTCCTGGGGCTGAACCCGACCACCCGCTTGTACTAATGTCTTGGATGTAGACCGACATGCCGCCAGCAGTAAAACCGACAAGCGTGGTCGGAGCGGAAACCAGCACAGGGTGAACGGTCTGGTTTTGGACGCGCAGCGTTCCAGAAATCACCGCTCCGCCGTCCAGCACGTTGGTTTTCGTGGCCACTATCAGCCCTCATCCCGTTTCTTCGCAACCCTCCACGCCTTCATCTCATCCCCGCTGTGCCCTCCGACATGCATATCGTTTTGAAGATGCAGTACGAACTGCCCTATGCCGGACTTCGGGCCGGTAAGTCTGCCAGCCTCGAACAGATGCCCGATGACGATGTCGTAGCCCTTGAGCACTCCGGCCACGTTGCCCATCGTCGCCTCATACACCCGATCGTGGAACATAGCGATGGGCGCGTACTGCGATCCATCCACAAACAAAACGCCATCATCAACAGACGATGACGCCAGACCCGCCATCAATAGGGAGCATGCCGTGTTGGCCTTACCCCTCACGATGGCACAGTTGTTGTTCAACGCGATCTGGACAGAAGCATCGACAACCGGATGAGGTCCTCCTTCGAGCCCGTCCACGATCCCGCCCACTTCATCATCTTCGGTGACCTCGTCCAGGGTCAGGTGCTTGCCGAGCGCATCCGCATCGACCAACCACATCAGCGCTACCTTAGGCAGCTTGGCGATCGGCCGTCCGCTGTCTGACTTCTTGGAACTCGCGCGCTTCGGTGGGTTCATCGTGATAGTCTCCTATAAGTACTATACCTTTGAGGCGCCCAGAAACGGGAAAATAGCCTACATCAATATCCACTCGTCACTCAAAGCGAAGCCGTCGAGACCCGCGTTGAACCTCTGGATCGTCCGAGTCAGAGGCCTAAGGCTCACGTTGACGATGTGCAGGAAATCGAGATCGCCAACCATGTCATTTACCCCGCCCACCGTCCGGCCAACGTAGACCACGCTCGCCGGGATGTTAGCCGTGCCGGTCGCCGCCACGGACCCCACCTTCTGGCCATTTAGCCACGCCTGCTTTTCCGCACCGTCCCACACCATCGTCAACATGTACCACGTGTCGATGGACAGACTTAGCGGACCTATATCTGAACTCGGATTCGACACGCCGTCCAGCGCGGCCCGAAGATGGGTCCCGGTGAATTCCAGATTGATGCCGCTCGCCTGATCCACAAACGTAGTCTGCGCGATGGCGTCCAGCTTAAACACAATCTCGATCGAGAGCTTGTCGAGCGCCTTCGCCGCAGGCGTGAACGTTGCGTAAGCGGAACCGTCGAGACTGATCGCGTTCTTCAAGTACCCGCTTGCCCAATCGCACCCCACGAGCGAAACGTCCGGCCCGAGGAAATCCGCATGATGCTCAGTCGTCCCGTACCCCTTGTCAAACGAGCAATAGAGCACGGAGCCTGGGTGGGCTTGGTACGTCCTCGGACCCCAGTCTTCCTGGGACTTGATGTCGACCGTCAGCAGAACCTCGTCAAGCTCGCCCGAGTAGTAGACAGCACTACGCCTACCGATCTCGATCGCGTAAGCGCTCACAGCTATAGTGGCGTCCCCATGGGCGAATCTATACACCACGTCATCGACGCCGACGAGCACAACGCCATTGTCGAACTGGCAGTGAAAGTGCTGCCACGTGCCGACCGATACCGGTGGACCCGTATACGTCGACCCTTCCACCTCGGCCACCAGGTTCCCGCCACTGATGTAGATCTCCATCACGCCGTCCCAGTTGAACACAGGACCGCTCGTCGGCTTAGCCCATGCGGAGAAGTACAGAAACGAGCCCACCGGAGTCGGGACATCGACCGTCGCGTATCCGTAGGTCGACGATCCGTTGAACGAGAGACCGCCGTCAAACTTCGACGACACGATCCACGTAGGACCGACTAGCGTGAGGTCATTTTCCTCAGCACCCGCATCATCGGCGATCAACCCGGACGCGTCATTGCAATGCCACAAGCCGATAGTGTTCCCGTTCTCGACCCCCGGAACACCGGGCTCCTCGTAGGAGTGCGTCCTGCGCTCGTAGCTGACGCTGGACTCCACCGGACCTTCGAGGGCCTCCATGACAACGTTCAACTGATCGTTCGTGCTCATCCTGTCGCGGATAACCCTGACGCCGAGACCGTCAGACGTACCCGCCTCACGTGTATTCCTCAGCAGGTTGTATAGATTCCTGGGGGATGTCATTCCGGGTATTGAACCGCCTCTATCACGCAATTGTAGATCTCATTGTCAGACGAGTGACTGACACTCCCAGGCCCGATTGGGGTAGACGACGAGACAACGAGGAACGGCGCAGCAACCCCGTGGAACTTGATGAAGCTACCCGGCCTGAGCGCTGGATCATGCTTGGTCTTGAATGAGATGTGCCTGCGCAATGTGCCGAAGATCTTGCGCAACTGCTCCACATACCACCTGACGTAGTTGATGTGGTTCAATCTGGTGATTGCGATCACGACGCGTCCCTCGCCAACATAAGAGACGTAATCCTCGTTGATCTGGCTGTCTACGTCTATCCACCCATCCACGATCGGTTTATGGGTCGCATCGTTAAACCCCACAACCCATATCTCGTTGCGGAAGTCCTTATGAAGGAACTCGACATTGATGTCTGACATGAAGTACGCATAGTCGGCCGCGACCGGATCATCGTCGAGATCCCCGGCCGCGTATGCTGCCTGATCGTCAGCCAACGCCGCCGCCGCCTGAGCCCTACTCGTGTAAAAAACACGCGAGATGTCCGTGACATCCGGTGGCTCAAGGATGAAGTCTTCATCCCCATTGAAGCCCATGCGCCAGTTCGACACGAACTTCTCATGCAGGTCCGCGAGGAGTGTGTCGCCCTTCGACCCGCTCTTCGGCTGGAACTGGTAATCCTTGCTGGTCCGATTCTTCGGGAGGATGATGTTCGCCGCCGACGCATCGACCGTGATCTTAGCCGGGTCGAAGCCCTCCCTCGTCAAGTACATCTCGATAGCGGCCTTCAGCGTCATCCCATCATAGGCCGGATGCGCCCCAATGATCTTCTGCTGCAACCGGACCCACGCGTCCCCGCACTCCCATGCGATGGTCAGCGCCTCCTTCGTCGGCGTTTGCCACCACTCAAACAATGGGTCCAGCGTGTAGAGCACGGCTCGATCCACCCCAAACACATCCAGATCAATCCTGTTCATCGGACGGTACGCCAACTCGTTGTACGCGCCGTCTGGGTTGAACAGCGTAATCGACGCCTTGTAACCTATGAGATCGGCGCTGAGCGTCTCGTTGATGATAACATCATTGGTGATGTCGACCGCGTTCGGAGTCTTGTCGTCCGCTTCCCCGTCAGCATCGATGCGACAGGTATACAGCACAGGGCTGCGGATACCGTCAGATGTCTGAAAGTTGAGAGTCGCGTAGAATTCCCTGAACTCGTCCCCGGCCGTCAGGATGCGATTGGTGTCCTTCTCCTTGATGATGGACGAGATCGCGGTGCCGTCCGGCGTCCACTTGTCGTTGGTCACAGTCGGGAACGTAGCGTCCGACTCATTCTTAGCCACCGGATCTGTATCGAGGCTACCCCCGGCAAGATCGAACGTGTACGGGAGGAAGTTCAACACAGACAGCCCGCCGCCCAAGCTCCTCACGCCGGGGGAGCCTTGAGGCATGAGCCTGATACTCTTCCGACCAATCCTACTGCTGTAAACCGCGCCCCCGTTCTTGAGATAGGGGCTGCGGATCACGAAGTCGTCGTAGTAGTATGTGCCCGCTGCAGCCCCAGTGTTGATCGATCCTATCGGCAGTATCGACATCGTGAACCAGAACTGTCCGAAACCAGACGCGGGAAGCTCAAGCGGCAACTGCATCGTCCGCACCATCATCGCTGATGGATCTTGCTCAAACGCATCGTAGTCGTCGTACTCATACTCGTAGACCGTCAACCCATTCACAACATCGATGTGAAACGACAGCGGCGAGAAGTAGTACGTGAGCCCATTGATGGACGCCGACTTAGACCAGTCAACACGCGGGAAGAACTGGATGTCAGGACTGAACAACGCCGGGGTCGGAGGGAACCAAAAGAGGTTGAAGTTCATCCCCTGGTTCTCCGCCATCTGATACGACGGACTCCAGTACGCCTGCCACGGCGTCTCTGCCGGATACGTGTCGTTCCCGGCCCATCCAATGAACGTTCCGCCTCCGCCAAATGGGTCCTCGCCCTCGATAAACCCATCGGCCTCCGGGAGCAGGTGGAACGCATCCTTGCCGTATGCTATGGCGTCACGATCCAGTTGCGGTTGGAGCATGACAACGCGAGCCAGGTCGTCGAACATGAACCCGTCAGTCACCAGCCCGCGAGGGTTCCTGCCGAGCGCCTGGAGGTACGTCAACCACGGACGCTGGATGACTCGTTGCGGCTTGTCTGCCGTAACCGACAGGTCGAATGTAGCCACTATCGACCTTCCTGGATGCCAGCGATGTCCCGAGCAAATTGATTCCCGAGCTTCTGAACCGACGACTCGATCCTGCGCGTCACTTCTGGCATGTCACCTGTATAGAGCACTCGGACGGTGATCTCCCCATTGCCAGCCTTGAGCATGTTGGCTCTCGTGGTATTGTTCGTCGCAGAAAGCATGTCGCTGATATTGCCAATCCCCATTGCTTCAGCCATCGACCCACCGGAAGTGAACTGCTGGATCAACTCCTGCGGAGCGCCGAGGATCTTGTCCACGATGCCGGTGAACTTGTCCTCGGTCTCGTCA